TATTGTAGTTATACGGTGGAGTCCACCCAGCATTATTTGGGTCTGGAAAAATAACTTGACCATCATTTGGAGTTGTCGGATAACCGTTTGGACTACGAACGAGTACGTACCTGTACCAATTTAAATTTGATGCTGGTCGTGCCCAACTAATATGAGTTGTCTCGTAGTTAGATGGACGAGCATCCATAGCAACTTTAAATACAGGGTCTACCATTGACAATGGAGCCATAGTTATGAACCTCCGTTAGCAGTAACTGTTATGTAGGTAGGTTCGTAGATTGGGATTTCATTAATAGCACAAGATAAATCTCGTGACCCAGCAGTAGTTCCACTGTTACCTTGAACAACAAGAACCGCTCCAGAAGCAATGGTGGTAGTAGCGTCAAGGGTGAGAGTCCTACCGTCTGCTGATACCGCATTGATTACTCTTCCTACAGCCGTGGCTGTAGTACTGGTGTTTACTGAAACAATTTTAGAGCCTTTAAATATACCTGTTGTTCCAGTGGCAAGTACTACTGAAGTAGACGCTGTTGTAGTTGCGGATAGCGTACCTGTTTGAGTGTAGATAGTGCTAGTGGAATTAGGGTTACTTGATAGTTTTTCGTAATTATTTACGGTAATCCAAGATACCCCATCTACTGACTTACAAGTTGAGTAGATTTCACCTTCAGTAATAAAGTCAGCAAATGAAACGTTATCAAAATCAAACAAATCCGCAAGAGACGACTGAACTGCGCTAATAACATTTTCGCTGTTGTATTGTGGAAGCACATTAACAGTTACGTTTAAATAAGGATACGTAGGAGTATAGTCTTTTAAAGTTATTGTGGTTCCTGGGGGAGTCTTACCATTAAATTTAGTTGTTACGTCAGACTTAAGTGACGAGGAAGGTAAGCCTCCACCCGCTCCTGCTAAGTAAATAACTACAGATGCAAAAGAACTAGCAAGTGCAACTGCTTTAGCAACACCAGGTACTGATAAAGATAAATTTGCGTAGTCATCTAACGACACCGCACGGTTTAAAGTACGTAAAGATTTAGGTGCGTTTAATCTAATTGAATCCGTAGACTCAGCATCAGCGCCACCACTTAGCGTAGCGGGATTAGTTACTGTAGCCGCTGTTGCGGGTCCAATAGTGTTAAGTGTACCAGCAGATACGTTTCCTAAACTTGGGGCTGTAGTCGTGTATCGGTAATTAACTGTAATAGCGCTAACAGGAGGAATCTTTCCAGAAACACCGTCACCAAATTTAATGTATGTGTAACCATTTCCATCAGTGTACGCAACATAAGCTAAGTCAGTGGCGTCAGCATCAATAATGTTTGCAACTCTTGTGTATGTAATAGTACCTACGGTGACAGATAATGCGGAGTCAATAAATGCTCCGAGGTTTAATAACTGAAAGGTTTGATTAGCCGTACCATCAGAGTTACCTACTGCTTCAGCAGATACAAGGTTACCTTGAGTTACTTTTCCAGGGGCTGTGCTATTAGCGTTTACTGTTACAGAACTATCTAAAGTAAACACAATAGCTGGATTAGCATTATCACCTTGTGTACTAATCTGAGTACCAGCAGCAACCGTTACGTTAGTGCCAGTTGTATTAGTAAAAGTTACGTCACCTGTAGCGGCTGAGCCAGAGTTAGGAATGTACCCTAGCAAGTTTGCTAGTTTAACTACCGTGTCGCGCTGGGTAGCCGTATCAATAAAGGCTTCATTAGCAGCACGGTCAATTTGATAGTTGAGTACATCGCCTAAGTATGAAAACAATTCAAGAAGCACAATACCAAAGTCACTAGAATCACGGCTTGTCCATTGTGGAGCAAAGTTTGGAATAAGACCAATAAGGTCACTACGAAGCGCAGTGTACTCTCTGGACGTGTAGTCTACTTGGGGAACGTATAACTCGTCTGCCATTAGATAACCTCAATCACTTCGCCTGCGTTTGTTAACGACGCAGTATTAATTTTAACAGAGTCTATGACCCCAGACGGCAACTTATAAGAAATGCTTATTGTTACAGACCCATAACTGGAGTCAAACCCAGAGTTAACTTCCATCAGTTCCAACTCTGGAAGCCATGAAGCAAACACTGCATTTAAAGCAATTCTGGCGTCTTCCGTTGCTGTGTAAGAGTCTTCAAACACCAGATTATTTAAACTTGCCCCATAATTATGATACCAAATACGCTCATCAGTGCCTGTCGATAGTAACGACAATATCTTATTTTTCCAGGCTTTTACATCATTATCAGGAATAGTTGCAACTTTACCCCTAGTAGATAAGTCAAAAGGTAAGTCAATTATGTATGTTGTTTTTGGTGTAGCCATTAGAACGCTCCTAGCCATAGTGGGAAATTAGGGTCTCCGCCTTCAAACATTACCCAGACTCCTGTACCAACAACGTTTGGGGAAGTATTATTAATTGAGTAAGCCCAACCAATCACAGCCTCCCCAAGAATTTGAGGTACAAGCATACGGATTCTATTTTGGTCTAAAGGGTCATTAGTATCTGCAACTACGCCACGGTAGATACCAAAGAACCGTTTATCTTGTGGGTCACCAGTAGTAAGATTGTTATACATTAGCCGTTTCTCCTTTTGCCTGTGCTAGGAGTTACGAATGCTTTAGTAACGTTTCCATCAAATATCCAGATGTGAGGCGTTTGACGAACATACGCAGACCCTTTACCACGTCTAGTTATTTGACTAAACGTATTAGTATAAGTGCCCGTACCTTTTTTAAGGGTAGACTTAGACGTAGGAACATTACGAACACCTGGGACTAGTGCTCTTTTTTTAATCGTAGACGGTTTTAATACATTAAAGTTGTTTAAAGAATTAGCCCCTCCCACAGAATCTGTACCTACCTGCAAGTAAGTTACATAAGTTAATACGTTTTGTTTTTCCTCGTAGACGTGATGCTCAGCCGAAAGTACAATCCAGTATCCGTTGTAGTCTCGGTCTACACCGTCTAAGTATACAGGCATACCAGGGGCTAAGGTTGGGTCACCAATTACTTGTACGCTTGCTCGGTAAGGAAAACGATTACGTTCATCAGCGGCTACTGCTTCGTAGTAAGCACTTACCGCATCTGGGGCTACTGTGTCAGTGGCGTAGTTGTCAAAGAACTCCGTGCGATACTTCTCACGCAAAGTTTTAGCCCGCGCTTGATTAGTAACGACTGAAGCCAAGCTAGTTATAGGGTCTACGCCACCGACTTGAACAGCAGATTTATAGCCATCAGAGTATCTAATGCTTTCACCAAGAGTTAAATTAAATGAATAAAGAGTAGAGCCTTGAGGGTTATTAGCCTCTCGCATTTCAAATATTGGAGCGGAGCTTCGGTGCAAGTTGTAATCAGTAGTAACTTTTTTAAACTTTACTGTAGTGTTTTCAATTCTAAACAAGTACCCACACTGTTGCGCTAGACGCGCCATTAATTGTAGGTCAGTAATACCAGGCTGTACAATCTGAGGATAAACTCTAGGATGGTCTTCAACGTCGGTAGCAAAGTTATGTTCAGCGGCAATCTTACGGATTACGTCAGAAGCAGTAACGTTTTCAAATACTCGTTGCTTAGGTTGTTTTAATATATATGACGCGCCAATAATAGATACAGTAGTAAATCTTTTTCCTGGAGTTATCTCTGGTCTAATGTCGTGAATGTAACCAACAAAGTCTCGGTTGTTAGTGTTACTTCTTAATGTTATTTTAGCGGGGTCACCTGGTTTTATGTTGTCGTACTGAATGTCCCAATCCCTAAAACGTACAGTGACAAGTTCGTGAGCGTAGCGTGTCTGTGACAGAATTAACGAAGATAGTCGTTGTGGGGCTACCTGCGCTAACGGAAATTCAATAGTTGCATAATTAAACACTAGGTATCCTTAAAAGAGTACCATTAACAATGTGGAATATGTCTGTAATTTCTGGGTTGTATTCAACAATAGCCCACCATAAGTTAGGTGTACCTAAAAGTCTTTGAGAAATACCTTGAAGCGTCTGACCAGTTTGATACCTGTAATAATAAAATGAAATGTTCTCAAGGCTGTCAAAGGAGTACAGTACTACTGGGCAGTCTTTACCGCCTTCTTTTTTTCTAAAAACATCTACAATTGAGTTTTCATAACGAGACCCTGATGTAATAGCCATTACTTTGTCGCCAATCCAGCCGTAGCCATTATGTTGAACTGTAAAGCTACGTCAGTAGTAATTGGAATCATGCCTTTAGAAAAATTAATATGAGTAACAGACATACTACTGACATATCCAAGGTAACTAAGGGGACCAATATCAACACGAAGCAGTGTTGGACTTAAGAAACCGATGTCAGAACTTGCCCTACCCGTGGCTCTATTAACCCAACCTGGACCATTAATAGCTTTGTACAAGTACTCAATATCTGCAATAGTTCCAAGTTTTTGTAACTCTTTAAGTTTATTAACAAACGTACTTGCAAACTCGGCATCGTGACTGTTGTTTGCGTTATAAAAGGCATTTGCTGAGTATTGTTCAGCCAATTGGTCATACGTAAGCGTAGAGCCTGGATTCATAGATTTTATTGCCGCAAAGTCATTTGTGCGGTCAATGCGTAAAGTAAACGCTAACATCTCACCACTAGGAAATGCTCCAGCAACATCTACAAACTTATCCGCAAACGATGGAGTAACACCCATGTTCATACTAACTTGAACTTGTATTTCACTAGGGTTCCACATGAATTGAAAACCGTAACGGGGGTCAGATTTATCGGCGCCAGTGTTGTATTTGTTGCTACCTAAATACGCGTTGTCTGTTTGAGCAAACCAATAGATACGTCCTCTACGCCATTTATGCGAAGAGCCCACCATGTATTTTGAAGTGTCAACAACAATTGAGTCTACTTTACTTGGCTCTACGGGCATGCTCCATTGATGTGGAGGAAGATTCCATTGGTAACCGCTTAAAAAAGGCGTACCCATTATAACTTTGCCATCAGGTCCAACTTGCCCTGTACCCTTGAACTGTCTTACTAAACCTACAACTTTAGCCATAACTCTTTCCTAACTCCAAATATCCGCTAGTGCTGATTTATACGCGTAAGGGTCGGAGCCTGGAGGAACCGTTACGTTGATAGTAATGTCCCCACTAAATGAGTTTCCTGCAGTAGATGCTTTTGAGAAAGGCGCACTTGCAAAACTATCTATGTTTCCAACAGAATTTGTGCTAGCACCGTCTCCATAATTATCCGCGGCGTTTGCCCCAAAAAGACTAAGCGCGGCAGTTCCGCCCACTAGAGCTAACATACCTTTTGGGTTAAACCTAGCGGCTCCACCTTTGCCCGTAACCGCTTTTTTTAGACCTTTTCCGCCAAGCACCCCTAGAGATTGTAAAATGTTTGCGCCTGCGCCATTACGCATTCCACCAAAGGTAGTAAGAGCCGTGCTAATATTTTGAACACCCCTAAGCGCACCTGAGAATGGTGCATCTTCATCCGCAGCTAAACTACCAAGACTTGTGTACATACCTTGTATAAAGTTATTTGTACCAACCATTGATTTGTTAGTAGAGTCGGTAAACCCTTGTATTAGTTGAGCCTCAGCAAGGTTTCTATTTGCAAGAGATGAAATAGCCGTGTTAGTTCCACCAGTAAGCCCAAGCGCACCCTTAGCACCGCTTTGCCGCAAGCTTCCTTTAACTTTAGTTTTTTGAATTAAACCCGCAACAATAACTTCTCTAGTGTTAGGGTCGCCACCAAAGTATTGGTTAATTAAACTATCTAATGCGTTTCCAGGCATTAAAGATGTAGCAATATCTGCTGGGGTTGGACTAGAGTTATTACGAGTAATTAGTGTGTACAATTGGTCAATGATTTGTGGTAGGTCATTCATAGTAGCGCCGTTTTTATCGCGAACACTAATACCAAGCATTCGTAACATGTTTACGCTTTGAGCAGAGTTAATGCCAGCCATAACACCCATACCACCAGTTAAACCAATACCTGGAGAAAGGTTAGAGGCTAGCGCCGCGCCGCCAAGAATACCTGAAAACCCTCTGCCTAAGTTATAATTACTAAGACCTGGACCAAGACCCATTTTATTTCCAGAGTTAACGGCTTGGGTCATGTCATCTGGACCCACTGAGGTTCCCATACGCATAGCACTATTCATAGCGCTATATTGATACCCAGGAATGTTATTGACTTTACTTAACGGGTTTGAACTACCTGCTCCGTTATTTAAATTACTAGAGTAGAAACGCATACGCTCTGCAATGCTACCCATATTTGTGGTTTCTTGCGTGGTGGGTAACATTCCAGCCACTAAACCGTACGCCCCGCCAATACCTCTAAGCGTATCTGCCCAAGTTTTCCCCGAAATAGGTTCAGCAAACATACTTTTATTTGAATTGGCGGTGTAACTTGCTGCACCAGACATTGCCTGTGCAGTAGCAGATGAGGGGCTGCCTCCCATAACCATATTAGTAGTTAAACTAGTAGCCATGCCTTTTACAACAGTTGATAATTTGCCTACAGTTCCTAGTAACTTGTTAAATCTTGAATCAATCTGGTCTACTTTATTGATAGTGTCGTCTAGATTATCTCCTACAGTCATCACTACTCCTTAAAGTATCGGGTTGACCTAATCAACCAATTGTCTCGTTCCCTACGGGAAAGTTTCTTTATGTCTTTTAATGTCCAGCCAGAGAATACTCTCGTGAGTACTTCGTAACTATCCATTAACCTCGTGTAACTGTCTTCGTCATAGACGAAATAAACTAGCGAGACTTAATGGTAAAGAAATACCTTTTCCACATGCCTCACAAGCCTTACTCACCTCCGCAAGGCGGGGACCAGATGCGTTTTCATATAGCGCGTCTGCAATAGCTTCACGGTCTACCAGTACAAGGTTTAGCGCAGTAGACCTACCTAGTGAAGGGGCATCATTAACAGAGACAATGCACCCAGATAATAGTTCTGTTAGCACTTCTGAGTATGTGGCGTTTGGGTCATCCGATATTCTTTTATTGGTAAGTAGGTTTGGTAAAACAATTTTTACTTCGCCTGCTTTAGTGTCAACAATAAGCACTCGGTCTTTAATGCGGTCTTCTAATACTTTAGTTTCAATATCAGTGTCTAAATCGACTGTAACAATTTGAGTTCTAATACAGTAATTACAAACGGTATCAAATTCAACAGTCTTACCAAAAGTTACTTTGCGGATTGCTAATAGGATTGCGTCTCTGTCACCAATTAGTAGGCTGTCTAAATCAGTTTTTGATAGTGTTTTATCCCCAATAGATACTAGACCTCGTTCTAAAACAATGTTTAAAGCACCTGCAGGAGAGCCTGCTTTAGCAATAGCTTCTTCATCAAAACCGTTGAGTTCCCGAACTGTAGCAGTTGTCTCTACAATTCCGTTACTAAATACATACCCCCCTGGCAGTTCAACTGTGTTGCTTAGTGGGGCTTCTGTAGTAATTTCAGTATCTTCTGATACTTTTTGAAATGCCTCAGAAAGTTTTGATAGTTCTTGTGGGTCGTTTATTAAATCGGTCATTTAAGCTCCTAATAGTTTATCTAAGTATACTCTAGATAAATCCATTTGGTTTCACTGAGCCATTGTATGCTGTACCGTCGGCATTTAGCATTGCCACTGACAGACCCTCATGGGTAAGTTCCATAGTTTCAACCATCAAAGTGCTAGATTGAGCGTCTAGACCTGAGTAGTTTAAACTTGCAATCCAAGCGTTGTGTACGTAAAAACCCATACGAGGCTTGTTGTTTACAGTGCTAGACTGTGGATGGTCCATAAGTTGAATTGTCATATTAACACGAAAAGAACTGTTACCTGAATCAGATACCTGTAAACCTTCTCCTGAGGATGCGGCAAACAAACCGCGCATCCAAGTAATAGCGCTATCGTTTCCAAACAACGCTCCACGAGTAAGCGTAATTGGGCTAAACGTAGTCATGCCTGGAATCATATGTGCGGTAGTGTTGTAACCACCTTCACGATAAGAAATAGGTGATGTGTTAATACTTAGACCGTTTACGCTTTGAAATCCACCACTGAAATTAACAATAGCCGAATCAAAAACGCCGTTGCTACCAACTTTACTAAAGTTAACGCGGAACCTAAAGTTACGTAAAGGGTCAGTATCAATAGTCCCACGGGTATCAATGGTATTGAGTGCTTTTTTTCTTTCATTTGACATTGTCTATATCTCCTTAAAGAGTGGTAGTTATTGTAGTGCCGCCATTAATTTGACCAATTTTAATTACTACGAATTCTGCTGGTCGTTGTAATGCCACACCAACTTCAATGTTTACCTGACCAGCAGCAATTGTTGCTGAAGTATTAATAGTGCTATCGCACTTAACATAAAACGCTTGGTAAGCCGTTGCTCCCGCAAGACCGCCCTTTGACCAGTAATCACTAAGCAGTCCACTTACTACGCTTGTAAGTTCGCTCCAAAGGTTTTGGTCATTTGGCTCAAACACTGCAAATTGAGTTGAGTTCTTTAAAGTGAACTCTAAGTAGTTAAGCGTACGGCGTACTGAAATGTACTTGTCCGAGTAAGGACTGCTCAAGGTGCGGGCGCCCATAATACAGGTTCCATAACCAGCAACGTTACGAATAACGTTAATGTTCTTTAACGCAGAGTTAATTTTGTCAAAGTCGGAGTTGGATAACGATGACACTGGAATGGCGCCAGGAATAACGCTGTTAACTCCAGCAGGAGATTTAAATGCTCCTCTATTGGAATCAGTTGAGCAAATTTCTCCTACAACCGCACCGCCAGGAGGCATTGTAATAGTCTTGCCCACTTGTGCTGTTGGTGATGGGTCAATATACTGAAGATTAGGGAAGTAAACCGCACCAAATTTTTGATTAGTCAATAGAGGCATGTTATCAAAGTAGGTTGTAATAGTAGCGGCTGTGGTTGCTGCACTACCTGGGTCAATAACTACAAACGAGTCAGAACGATTAGACGCGTATGTTAGTAGCTTCTGGAGGTTTGTTTGGTCATACACACCAGGGTAGTTAATCACTAGTTGGTTAGGAACTGCGTCAAGTTGCTGTGCAGTAAACTCAACATCAACAGCAGTATTTCCAGCAACACCTGTAGTGCTAGTTAATCTAACGCTAGTAGAAGCAAATGCTGTACCTGCAGCAGATGTTGCAATAGGAGCAGCAGAACTACTTGCAGCAGTAAACGTTATTGTTGTGTAACCACCTAGACGAACTGCAGGAGGAAGTAAAGTAGTCGCATCTGTAACAATTCCGTTAGAGGACCATTTAAACGTGTTGTTACTTGCGGTAACATTATCGGTGTTAGTTGCCCAGACCGATGTAAAGGCTGGCACACGAGTAGTTGGGTTAGTCGGAGTGCCCGCGTTAACTGAAACAGTAATCCAGTTAGAGTTAACTACGTTTGGGGCGTAACGCGCATCTGAGGCATTAAGGCTTAATTGCGGAATAGTCTCAACAATATTACTTGACTTAAGGCTGGTGTAAGTTGCACTAGACGCAGTTACTGTAGCGTCTACGCCATAGTAAACAGTCAAGTCAAAGTAGTTAGGGGTCTGGTTAGGGGTAATGCCTACCCAAATATTGTTACCCCAAGTACCTGGGCTATTAGCCGAAATTACAAGTGCGGCTGATGTGTTAGTTGAGTTAATGCCTGTAACCGTAACAGTTCCCGCTGTTTGAGTTGCTCCGCCTGAGACTGCACCGCCAGCATAAGCAAGGGTAAGTACTGTATCTGTAGTAGCGGTAACAATAAGACTATTAGTTGAGGCTAACGCAGCATTAAGAGGATTAGCTGAAATTGTTAAAGTTGAACCTGCAGGAGTGCTAGCAGTAGTTGCTGGGGTAAACGTAACTACTTGACCAGCTACACCTGTAATAATTGTATTTGTTGCAAAACCAGTACCAGAAATTACTGCTCCAACAGCGTTTGCTGTAGTAATAGTTCCAACTGCCGTGATAGTTGTAGACCCTGAAGCAGTTATTGAACTTGTAGATGTAATGCCAGTAGCAAGCGTGGCTGGACCCACGGTTACTCCACTAAAAGATACTACGGTACTTGGAGTAATACCTGTCCAAGCAGTAGCGGTAGCCGCGGTAACTGTGATGGCTGTTGTAGATGCTGCGTACGTCAAGGTGTTTGAGGAAGCCGTGACTCCAACCGTGCCCTGATTATCGCCAACGGTAATACTAGATGCCTTAGCATCGCTGTTTATTTTACGGGTAACGTAAGCATTGCTGCCACCATTTGAGAAGAACGCGTACATAGCGTACTTAAGGTCTTGAGTAGCGGTACCTAAAAAGTTAGAAGTATTACTTACAGTGCTGCCAAAAACTTCTGTTGAGAATGGGGAAGTTACAGCATCAAAACTAAACGTTTTAACAAACTCGTCCCAACTTGACACTAGGGTAGGTACGCCTACTAAAGTTCCGCCTACAGTAGCAGTTGGACCACGGTCAGCAATGCCAATGAAAGCACCTACAGACGTCCCACTAATATTATTAACTTGTGGGTTTGACGTTAGCACTTCTTGAATGTAAACGCCTGGCTTGTTAAATGTAGCCATTATTTCTCCTTAATAGGGTTATACAACAGTCTTGTCACTAGGAAATGACGCAGACAATGGGGTTTGATTAATAACAACTGAGGTAGCCGTAGGGATTAGATTAGGTATCACTGACGGCGTTAATTCACTTGCTACACTTACTGTAAAGATGTTGCGAAGAATGCGTTTGTTACCGTTTTCACCTTCGGCTCTATCATTTTTTGCCATACTTTCTAAGAACATATGGCGGTATCCCGTGCTGGTCCCTAGGTCATTTGGGACAGGTAAATGCCCGCGTTTCCCAGGAAACTTTTCATGTAACTGATACAGTATAGCGCGGTCATGGCGGGGATGTCTGGAATACGAGGTAACTTGATAGATTAAATCGTAGGCTACGGGAATTTCATAGTTGTACCATTTATTGGTTTGAATAGCCTGAGTACCCATAAAGTTACCGTCATATAGATACCCAGAAGACTGGCGATTAGTAGCCTGACGGATGTTTAATAAATCAATAGTAACAAAGGGAAAATCTTGGGTGCGGATTTCTACGTCAGGGTAACCAAACCAGACTTTTACAGGACGGCTAGCAGACCGCTCGTCGGATACAACAACCCCCGCCAAGTATTCTTTAAGGGCTGCGTCTTCAGCAAGGATAAATGTCATAGCGTACCCTTTAATTGTTGACCAAGTGCTTCATTAATTGCTTGGTCTAAATGCGCTTTGCTGGCTGAGGAGAACTCTCTCATAGCGGGTTTAGGGGAGTCTTTTTTGTACCCGTACTCAATGTCAAATATTTTCTGAGCCATATCAGGGTCATAGGCTAATTTTACGCCCTGTTCATCAGACTTAACATTAACCATATCAGCAGATTGTTTATCCCAACCAAAGTTAGCCGCTGAGGACTCCCATAAAGCAGCCAGTTTTGGCTCAGTCTTTTTGAGGGCTTGGATTATTAAATCTTTAGTTGAACCAGCCATTACCGCCCCCGAATACCTAGAAGCGAACCTACCAAAAACCCAATAGCCAGAGTACGTAAAGCGCTGTGTTTAGTAAACATTCAGGCTCCTTTGGTGGAGATTCGCAAGGTATTCGGCAAGGGTATTGATTCAGTTCCCGCATGGAACTACTACAAGGATAAATGAAAAAGCGGGCTTTCGCCCGCTAAATCAATATTAGTTTTTATACTACTGTTGAGTAGATAGCTTTAACTACACCAGCAACAGTCGTAGTAGCCGTAACCCCGTAAACAGTAGAGTTTGACTGCAGCCACAATGAAATTGAGCCTGCCGCCGCAACACTAACCCCTGATGTTGCGCCTGCAGTTGTTGCAGTTACAGTAGCGTCACCGATAAACAAAGCCCCGCTATGGTTATTTTGAATAGTTACAAAAGTATTAGGGTTACCTGCTGGGATAGTTACAAGTGCTGTAGGAGTAGTCTGCACAGTAAGATTAACATGGTTATATGCCATTATTTATTACCTTTCTTAGTAGCCTTGCGACCCTCAGAAAGAGCGATAGCCGTGGCTTGTTTCTTTGACTTAACTACGGGACCTTTTCCAGGACCTGGCTTACCTGAGTGAAGTTCACCCTTACCGTACTCGTTTAAAACTTTTTCTACCTTGGCAGGTTTAGCCTTTACCGTTGCTTTAGGCGCACGAACAATGTAGTCTTCCTTAGCCATTACTTCTTACCTTTTTTAGGGGCAACTTTCTTAGCAAGAGCGGCATCTTTTTTAGCGTCCTCTGCACGAGACATAGGTTTCTTGTCCATCTTCTTATCTTCTTTGGCGAACTTAGCCTTCTGTGCAGGAGTCATACCTTTAGTGGTTTTTGCATCCTGCTTCTTGTCGGCAGTTTTACAACTGCATTTTGCTTTACCGCATGTTTTACACATAGTGTCTCCTTAGTTTGCGTACGCTTGAAATTGAGGGTCATTTACTAGTTCTTCAGGCATAATCTGTCTACAATCCAAAGACACTAGTGTGAAGTTTTCCGCAACAATGCCTTTAAACTGAGACAAGAGTGGTCGGTAGACCTGCCCTTGCCATACAATTCTATCACGGTTTATGGGGTCAGGGTTGTTAAGAAAATCAGGTACGCTTTTATTTAATTCCGCTTTGTCAATAGTAAAGTGAACAGAGTCTGCGTTATAGAAACCTTCATGGCTATGCTCTACCGTACCATGCTTAATCAAGGCTTTAATAACAGGTACAATGACTGGAATTTTCCATTTCCTACCATTATTAGTAAAGTTCACTGCTGTACCCGCTGTAATAGTTTTACTAGTTTTGGCAGTAAGCCTGACATTTAGACCAGAAATAGATTTAATTAACGTACCGCTAAGTATGCCTGTACCGTTGACCGCCATACCCACAACTAGACCAGTAGTAGAAACCACAGTAACCACAGTAGTTCCCACAGCCGCAGACATAGTAGTATTCCTATTAGCCCCAGTAGTGCTAGTTATGTAGTTAGAACCTACATCATAAATTGGGTCAACATTAGTGGCTGTCCCATTCCATACAAACCACTGAATACTGGTACCTACTGGGTTAGTTAAGTCTTTGGTAATACCATCATGGATATCTTCGGTTTCAAAATTAGTATCAAAGCGACCACTAGGGGTGTATGGTCTACTCATTAGCGAACCTGCAAACTCGTTTTATCAATCATAATTCCACGACAACAAGCCGAGTAGTCTTCACAGTCCTGAGTTGGACAACCTGTTCTACAAGCCATTAGACCCACGTACCAATCACAACTGGGACTGCAGTGCTGCTAGAGCCCGCTGCACCAAGGGGCGTTAAACGCAACCACGAGTTAGCATTGGTCTGGAATGCTGTAACACCAAGACCAGAAGTACGAAGTTTTAAAGAAAAGTTACCTGAAGTTTGAGTACGAATAATACCTTTAACCGTTACTCTATCAAAAGAGTAAGTAGTGGAAGCCGTAACAGTACCACCCCATGCACTAATGCTAGTAGCAGTAGTTGCGTAAGTAAAGAATGTTGAGGCTGAGTTTAATACACTAGTTGAGACGCTTTGGGACCCGTGATACATACCTCCACGGTAAGCAAGACCAGTATTACCAGTTCCGTTAGTTGATAAAGTTCCAGTGTAACCAACCGTAAAGGAGTAACTACCATTAGTGGAGCCTTGTGTTACTGCGTAATACCACTCTGCTTCAAACTCATACGCCGTATCTGCTGCCAATGTAACTGATTTACCAAACATTAATTGGTCAGTAGTAGACGGGGTTGCATTTGAATAAGTAACAATATCAGCAGCGTTTGAGTAATACAGCACAGGTACATAAGTGGTGGCTCCGCTTGTTTGACCCTGTAGAGTTGCTGGACCACCACTAACAGTAATTGTATTAGCGGCAGTGTTATTAACACCTGTTCCACCTTGAGCAGGGGAAAGCATAGTAGTTAACCCAGTAATAGATGTAATATCAGCATTAGCGCCAGAGGCAGCAACTCCAAGGGCTGTACGAGCGAGTGCTGCTGTAGTTGCTCCTGTACCGCCTACCGCAGTAGCCACAACACCAGAACTAATGTTTCCAGCGTTTAGTGCAGTAATAGCCGCGCCAGAACCACTGAAACTGCCAGAAGTTGTAGTATTAGTTACAGACAAAGTTCCTAAAGTACCAACAGATGTAATACCAGTTGCTGTAGTAACACTTGTAGATAGCGTAGCCCCAGTAATATCGGAAGCATCAGTAGCGTAGAGTAATTGTGTCCAGGTCTGTAAGATGGTAGCAACTTTAGTTCCAATTTTAAACTTACCCGTATCAGTCTCAAAGCCAATTTCACCCTCAGCGAGTGTAGGGTTCTGAGAAGTCCAGTTAGCCGCAGTGTCCCTGCGAACTTGAATTTGTGTAATACGCGCCATTAGGCTTGTCCTCCGTCAATAATTAACCCTACAAGTGTAACACCTGTAAAAGTTGCGGTTTCTGTAAAAGTGGGGCTAGCAGCAGGCGCAGCCCCAAGAGCTGTTAAAGCAAGGGCTGTTGTGGTTGCTCCAGTACCACCATTAGCAATTCCGATAGTTCCAGTAGTTATTTTTCCAGCATCAAGGCTAGGAATATCAGTGGTGGCTAGTATAGTCCCCGTGGTAACTCTGCCCTTAGCATCTACTGTTACTTTTGTATATGCGCTAGCTGTCACTACAGAAGGCAAAGATACAATAGGATTTTTGGGGTCAGTATTATCAACTGTAACTGTTCCGTCAGTATTTGTTACAGAAGCAATACCCTGTGCTGCAGCGCTTACTGCAGAATCTACATAGGATTTATTAGTTACATCTGTAGAGACTGTAGCATTAGCGGTAAGAGACATGTTAGTAGCAACTACCCTAACAAAGTTAGCAGTAGTACTAAAGGTAGTAACTCCATTAAATATATTAGTACCCGCAAGAGTATTGTTACCACTAGTGCTAACTGCTCCACCAACTTGGTTAACAGAAATACCTAGTTCGTTTTGGGCAACGCTAATCTTACCTGTACCAGAGTCATAGTACAACGGAGCATTAGCGCCACTAACTTGTCCTGGAGGACCTTGAGAGCCTACAACTAAAGGGACCCAGTTCGCTCCATCGTAATATTTAAGAGTACTCATTATAGCCTCGTGGTAATCTGTGTGTTAATTAATTGATTAACAAACTCTTCAGCAAGTAGTCTGTGCCCTTCTGGGCTTGGGTGTGCTTGGTCGCTAATAATCATAAAGTCAGTATTACCAGTATTATTTATTGCTGTTTGGTAGCCAGTACCTGTAAATATACATGGACCAACTTCAGTAACAGCGGTACTAGATGTAAGCGAAATATCTGGGTACTTATTTAGTGTTAATGTGTACGGACCTGAACCACTAATAGCAGTAACAACTCTACGTCCTCCCCAAGTTCCGTAAAGGCTACCTAGTTCAACTGTTGCTCCAACTGATATATAGTTAGTAGTAACAATATTAGGATTAGAGGTTGAATAAGTATACGCACTTGATAGGGTTGTTGCTGCTGGAGTGTACCTAAGTGGAAGTTCCAACAAGTTGATAAATATACCGTTTACTTGGCTATCCGCCATAGCAGTTTTAATAGCATCAGTTGCTTTAAACCAGTTAACATTAAGAAATTCTACGCCAAATGTAGGTAGCGCAGAAAGCCCAATAATAACTGCGTTAGGGAACAAAGTACGCAGTGAGCGGAAGTACGTAAGGATTTCAGTAGCAAGCCTAGTAGCATCATAGTTAAGGTCATTGTGTCCACCAGCAACCGCAATAATATCGGGAGCTTTAGTAAGCTTACTTAGGTCAGTAAAATTACGCGCTCTAAATATTGGTCTAGAACCGCGTACTACAGCATCACCAGAGTAGTGAGCCTCAGCAACTGTTGGTAAAGTTCCGTAGTTTATTCCGCGAATAAGGGTAAGAACGTTTCCAGCAGCGGTGCTGACTGTTACATACTCGGCACCAATGAACGCATTAAAGGGATATGTAGGAGTGCCAAAATTCGTTATGTCAGATACTGTTGCAGTAGTCGCTGTGGCAGTAATATTACCGCTTAAACTTGCACAAGTATTTTGGGTATCGCTAATTACAACAAACCCTGTTCCACCCTGAGCAACGTTAATTACCTCGTCAATACCTAATAATTTAGATGCAATAGTCGGGTACCCATCAAATACTTGCGTGTTAGAGCCAGTGCTCTCAGTGAAGGAATCTCCTTGCCATAAAATACTTGTTATTTTTGAAGGGGGCTTATAGATACTAGCGGTAGGTTGTCTATAGATACCGTAAAAAGGAACAGGGCTAGACATAGCTACAGTCACCCTGCGAGTAGTACGAACTTCTTTAGCAACCGATGCAGTTTGAGCAGTAGCAGATGCGGTAGCAACTGCGGTTAAAGTTTTTACAGTAAACGTCGTAGTGCCCGTTACACTTGATACAGTAACTCCAGAAAGATTAAGAGAACTGGTAGATAACCCAGTAATACTAACTACATCTCCAACCGCTAATGTACTGTTTGGGTTAGTAACTGTGTAGGTAGTTGTAGTTGTGTTATTACTTGAGGCGGCAGTTACCACAAGTGGTGTAAACGTTGGGTCAACAAATTTAACAAGAGTTCTATAAGTGCTACCGCTACCCGTTGCACCAAACAGTACATAGCTAGAGTTTACAGGCTGACCATCTATAAAAATCATTCCCTTGCTACTAGACGCTATGTCTTTCCACGTTATTTCAAACTGAGAGCCGTCGTAGTCAAACTCTACAGAATAACTACCGCCATCAAATGGATAACCGTTATTAAGAGAGCCTTGCACAGCAGCATAGTCTGGAATAGTAGTACCAGCAGCTTTCATTACGTTTCCGTGATACAAAAAATAAGGGGATTTACTTGCATCAAATGCTCGGTTAAACCCACTACCAGTTCCCGTTGAAGTTCCTGGGTAAACCAAGACTGAGTTAGTTATGGTAGCCGCCGTAGTCTTAGTAAGAGTAGGCGGGTTAGTCATTGGGGTCAACCCTTTTAGACCATCTGCCGATGTTCTTGGAGGAAGTGTATACCGTCCAGGAAGTACCTTATTTAACTGAGCGTATTTAGCGTCTGACTGTGCTTTTGAATAACTAGGTACGTCAAGAATTCCCATTATGTCACCACTATCTGAGGCACGTAAGTTGCTGCCCCGTTTGCATCACGTGTAATTGTCGGTTGTGTATAAGTTATAGAAGTTCCGTAAGTAATCTGGTAGGAGTTAACCGCGCCCGAAACATCAATAGAAAGAGTGGTATAAATTCCAGGGGTCCCGTCTGGAAACCTAACATCGGCAGATGTGACAACCCCAGAAGCATTTCTAGTGATATTTCCTACGATAAGGAGGTCTGGGTTTTTAACGGCTACTCTACTGTCTACAACAGAGATGGCTCCACCAACAAGTACGTTAGTGCCGTTTAAAACAAATGCCACAGAGGTGGACGTAGTGGTGTCTACCCAAAGAAGATTAGTATTAGTTGGCGCGGTTGCAGAGGTGATTGTACCTGTGGGACCTGTTGGACCTGCTGGACCAGTTAGACCTGTATCACCCTTAACTCCTTGGGCAAAGTACTTCCAAGAACTTGTTGTAGAATCCCAGTATTTTAATGCGCTCACGCAGAACCACCGTCTACCAAAGTAGTGTAGGTAACATCGTTAGGGTCAGCCCATACAAGAGTTTTATCAGTAGGCGCAGTAGCAGATAAGAAAATACCTGAAGGACCAGGGATACCTTGAGGACCTACAGCAGTACCCGTTACCGTTACTACAGAAGTAGAGGCTGGGTTTACAACAATAACTTCTTGAGTACTAACCGCCATTATTCCTCCGTGACTTGGCGATTAGCAAATACTAAACCGCGCACGTAGGTTTCATTGAAAGACTCATCAGCCTTGTAGATTTGCAAATCCCAGAAAGATTTAAGCGGGAGGTCAAGTGTTTGGTCGTGAGTAAGGGATAAAGTTACCTTACCCAAAGCAACGTCTGTAATAGTGCAAGTAATTTCAGCCGCAATAACAGGTGCGCCTGGGTAAGTTCTAGCCTGTGCTTTAACTAGGTAACCAGTTAAGTTAATTGGGAAGTCAAATGGGACTGACCAAACGTCACCCTGCGTAAGAACAATGTCGTAAACGCCCACGTTGCTTGGAAGTGGGGTGCGACCCTTCATGTTATTCTCAATGTAAACGCGCTCTGGCTTAGTGCTATCGTCAATTTCCTGAGGCATGTAAACAGGCACTAGTTTATTGGTGGTACGAGAAATACGGCGTAGTATACCCATTTCAATACGGAATAAACCAACGTTCAAAGCCGCACACAGGTCGCGGTACTGCTGTTGGCGCTGAGCAATAATATTAGATAACTGCGTAAAGCGCTGACTACGAGGAATCTGTACTCCATCTGGAGCCATGATATTGATATCAAACGCGGCGTCTGTAGCAAGCGCCCACAGAGCCTCTACAGCGGCTAGGAGAGCCACTGGGTACTCTTCTACGGCTGGGATGTTAGCAATGGTCACTTCACTACCGTAAGCGTCTGTACGGTTGCTTGTGTGCTGTGTAACGGCAGTGTTGACAAACGTAGTAAGTTCGGTGGTTGTGAAGTAGCGGTAACTAGTGCCTGTAATAATAATTACGGCATTCTCCGTAGGAACATTGGTAAAGGTTACGGTACCAGAAACTGTGTTTGTGTTAACCGCAGATACGTTTACCGTATTTGTCCCTGTAATTGAGGACACCATAGCGGTTGATGCAATCCCCGTACCACTTGCCGACATACCTACAACAATTCCAGTAGTAGCGTTTACAGTAAAACTGCTAGTTCCAACGCCGCCACCAGAGCCAGTTTTAGTTGTTGAGTTTGAGTTAAAATGTATTATTCCAAGGTTTTCTTCAACCGTAAAATTTGTTGGATTGGCTTGAGATAAACCATTAACCGTAACGGTTAGATACGTAGCATCTACGGGCTTAACGTTTAAATAAAAGTCTTTAGTAACACCATCACCAGTAAGGTTAGTGGTAAATTGTTTGGCGTTGTCTCCAAGTTCTAGACGAACTCTAGAAAGGAGGTCAGAAAGTACAGCCACAAAAACTCCTTACGTGCACTCTAATAAATAATGCCTTACTTTGGTGAAAAAATCTGCCTAAAATAGAAATGGTGGGCACGAAGCCCACCACTCTAAAACCTGCTTAGATAACTCCAGCGAGGTAACCCTTTTCTTCAAGGTGGCGAGCCAAGTCTTTATTGACTTGGTACTTCTGACCAGCACGGAAGGAAAAGTAATTTCCAGCACCGAAAGTCATATTTTCAATGTCTTCAACTACGCGGATAGTAACAGCCTTTTCGCTGTTGTCTACGATAGTTGGCTCATCAACAATAACTGTTACCCTGTTAGGTACAGTAGCGTCGATTACTTCAGTCTCTAATGCGACTGCTTTTTGTGCGGTAGCCATTGCCATAGTCTGAGCGGCTTCTGCCTGCTCATCAGCAAATGCTGCCTGCTGTGCTTCACGCTGACGACCAGTGGTGTCAGTTGGTTTTGCTTTTGATGTTGCCATGAGTGTTTTCTCCAATGTTAGTGTCTGTTTAAAAGCAGAGAGGGGGCTTGCGCCCCCTCTCTAGGGGTCTTAATTAGTTGGTTTCAGCAACTACGATTGCCTGGTCGGTGATTAGACCAAGACCGAAGATTGAGTACCATGCAAGTGCATGCTCACGTCCGAAGTCTAGGATACCACCATCGCGCAATTCCACAGGAAGTGAGATAGCGTGACCAAAGGCATTGTCGCCGATGAAGATTGCTGAGTAGCGGTCAGAACCACCATTACCTGTGAAGGTGTTAGGGGTTGTGTAGCCACCACCAGCAGCAACTACTGGAGTTGCAACTGCGGTATCAGCGGTGTATGAAGTGCCTGCTCCACCTGGAACCTTGAGAATCTGAGTGGTCTCAATGAATACGGTGTCGTAAAGGCGACCGATTTCACCAAGCATGAAGTTACCAGGAGCGGCATACTTCGAAACTTCGATGAATTCAGGGTTGTCACGAAGAGCACGGCTCTGGTGAGGGTGAACAAACGCAACGTAGGTTTCGCCTAGTCTTGGGATGTTCTTGGTAGCCAAGGTCTCAACTGCATCCTTAACGGTTGCGGTTGTTAGACCAAAGTTACCAGTCATACCAGCGCGGTTAGCGCCCTTGGTGCCCTTGTCGTACCAGTTGTTAACAGCTGATAGACCTGAGCGGTCGTAACCGTAAATTACAGAAGTGGCACCGTAAAGGGTGTCGCGTGAAATCTGGTCAAGGTAGATAGCCATGTTGCGACCCAATAGACGGGAAGCAGATGCCATGACATCGTCGAATGAAGCATTTAGCAAGAGTTCTGACACAGCAAGAGCATAACCATGCTCAGAAACTGTGATTGAGAACTGCTGTGCAGTCAATGCGTTGGTACTCATACGAACACCTTCAACCAATGGCTGTGCAAAGCCAAGGTTGTTGTATCGCATGAAGTTAATCTGAAGACCTGGTGCAACACCAAGTTCAGTCTTTTTTACAGCAAACTGTTCGAAACGCAGGATTGGCATAGCCTGGAAAAGAATTTCCTTTGACCAAATCTGCTGAATCGCCTGAGTTAGCTGCGAGTTTGTGCCTGAGTAGGCGGTAGGTGACGCGGCGAGATTGCCTGTACCTGTTAATGCGCTAGCCACTTGTGGACTCCTTGTATAGTTTTGATTGTTAAGTTGGGGTATTAACCAAACAGACCAGTAGAACGACCTTGAGCGGTTGGGCTCAAGAGACTATCTCGATACTTAGCGTATTCAGCCAACGACATGGACTCAATGTCCTGTGCCGTAAACTGACGTGTACCAGTTTCGATGTCAAGAGGTCCCGCGTTAGGCGGAGTTGTTACTCTTGTTCCAGTCATATCCCGACGAGCAGCCTGCATAGCTTGCTGTGCTGCATCTAGGATACTAGATGATTTAGCCTTTAGTCCTTGAATACTCTGTTCAATTTCGTCAATTGAGTTACCGTTAATCATGTCTACAAGTTCTGGAATGATATTATCCCGCTCTTGCTCTAAACGACTTGTACGGTAATTCTGAATTTCTGCAAACGTTTTTTCTCGGTCCAGTAGAGCAAAGGCACGCTCGCGCTCGTTGCGCTCACGCTCTAACTGCTCGTTCCATTCGGATTCTTTAACTTTTAAAAGGTCCCGAAGTTCAAGCTCTTCCTCTTTTTTAAGCTTAGCCTCTTCTGCTAACTTCGCGTCAAGAGCGGTTTGTTCAGCCAATTTACGGGCTGAGTCCTCTTCTTTTTCACGTTTGATAGCGTCAAGTTCTTCTTTGAGGCTGTTAATTTGAGGATAAAGTTTGTCCTTCTCCTGAGTACGAACTTTTGCCAAATCTTCTTCAGTGTAGAATTTTTGACCGTTCGATGAGATAGCAGTCGGTGCGTCAACGCCCGTTTCTGCTGCCACTGGAGGGACATTCGCTTCGGCAGTAAATGCTTCAACGTCTGCGTTTACAGATTGGTTCATTATATTTCCTTAGTTTTCTCTGGGTCGTTTTCCGAATTATTAACACAAATGACCTAACGTATATTTCTATATTTAATTTTTGTACAATTTAGTACGTTTGTCTGTTTAAACGCACGACTTAATCATACTTTTCTGACGGAATCTTCCTATTAGGAATTGTGGTTCCGTAAGCTTTTGTGACCAAGTCAATACGTAATTGCTGCTCAGCCTGTGCGCTAGCCATTGTTGCTTGGTCAATAACTGGTGGCATCATTGGAGGCATACCGCCTTCTTGTCCACCCGCAGGAGGACCTGCTGGGTTGCCCACAGGAGTTGGCTGTCCGCCAAGACCACCCGAAAGCATGCCCGTAAGGCTAGCAATAGTGTTTTCAATCTGGGTTTGTACCAATTTGACAGCGCCGTCAGCCTTAGCGTCAAGTAGAAGTTCCATACGAATCTCTTCAAGTTTTTCTTGTGGGAACTCTTCACCCATAGCGCGTAGAGCACCAGATTTTGATTCAAGACCTAACGACATCATGGTTTGAACTTCGTTAAGAAGAATTAATTTATCCAGAGGCAACGGTTGCATAAAATGCACGTAGTTCTGGTAAGTAATTGGGTCGTTAGGGTCAAGCATTTCTGCTTCGCCCTGCTGTAGTGTGCCCTCAATGGTGGGGTTCCACTTCAGGGTCTCTGGCTCTTTGATAGCAAGATTTAAAAGAATAAGTTCATTAATGCGTTGGATACCGCGACCATATTGAGTGGTCTTTTGATTCCATTTGTTCATCAACGGCTGGAAAGTAATAGAAAGGGCAACACCTGAAGTGTTAGAAATAGGAACAGCCTGACCAAGTGCAGTCTCAGGAACACCAGTCATTTCGTGCATAGCCTTCTTCATAAGGGCTAGGAAGTCCATAGCGCCCTTAAGACCCTGTGCGCCACCCTCAAGGTTTTCTACACGAGCGTCTTTAGGCAAACCGCCCCAGACTTTATTAGCGCCTTTTTCTAACTGGTTAGCTTTAGCACCAATAATGACAGTAACAGGGGCAGCATGATAGTTAACAATATCGGCAATATCTGTTGAAACCTCGTTGTAGGTTCGGTTGACTGGGATAATGTCGTGGCAGTCTGAGAGTCCCCACGGGGAGCCTGAGACTCGGACGTTTGGAATGTGAATAACAGGAATAATGCCAAGCGGATTCGGACGCGAGTCAATAAGTTCATCGTTAATGTACTCCTCAATAATGTCGTCTGTAAGGATTTCCGTGTATGTGAAAACCTGACGAGTTCCTTCTAGTGATGTTCCCCAAAAACGGTATTTTAATTTAAAACGTATAAGACGTTCACGGTCGTGCGGGTGAAACTCAGGAAAACAAAAAGACGCGTTTAAGGGAAGAACACGAACTTTTCCTGGGTGGAACCTACCAACAGTATCGGTATAGCCCTCTTCATAAGCAACCTTAACAAAGCAGTCGCCCGATACAGAACCCTGTTGACCCATTTCCCATAGGACAGTTCTCTTGTCGTTATCAACTTCCCAAACTCTTTCTAACAAGTCTGGTACGATACCCTCAGTCTGCTTAGGGCTACGAAACTGTACGCCTTTGCTAAACGAGAAGTTAATGATGTAGTCTGTAAACGCACGATAATAGTTGAAAACCATTTGGGTCTCGCCAGCCTGACGGCGGTAAGATGTATGGTGACCTAGGTACATAGCCCAGTTAAGGGAGTAACGGTTTAGCCGAGGACCGTGAACCTCAAACTCTTCATCAGCAAGTTCTACAAGACCCAGAGGGGAAATTGAGATAGTTAAGTCAGACGACGCCGCCCTATAACTGGGTGGCGAGAAATCAATACTCACTAATCATCCTCCCTATCTAATAACATAAATAATACCACAGTTTTTAACCGCGGAATTTCTCTCCGCGAATAGTGTTACGACCAACAGGCTTTGTAACTTTCTTTTTCTGTGAGGCAAGTTGCTCATCCATGCGTTCTTGCACATAGTCACGAAAACGTGGGTCAATATCTTTTTCAGAGGTAACAAACTTGCCACCAACTTGCGCGTACCGTGAGTGTACCCAGTGAGCAGCCGCAGGTGATGGGTAAACGCGAAAACGCGATTTAGCCTGTGCAACGTACATATTCCACAGTTTAGGGTTAGCAGGGAGTTGTTTAGGACCCTCTTTAACCGATTTACCTTGAATAAGAGCCATAGTAAAATCCTTAGACCCCCCGCTTTATGGGCGGGGGGAACCAGGTTTGAGGTTAGTCCTGTACGACTGATGGGTTCAGACGGAACTGATGCCCACCATCACGGAAAACTTCTGCAAAGCTGTTGTCACCATGGTCTGCAAATGCTTCAGACGCAAAGTCAACAAGCACTGCGGGTGCTTCCACCCAAGCGCAAGAGCCAACGTGAGCACGCTCACGCATTGTCTCTTCGGCTGGCTTTTCAAAAACGTTCTGGTTATGGTTTACACGACCAGGTGCTGGGATATATCCCTGCATAGCACCCTTAGTGAATTCCATAGGAACGTCAGTATCGGTAGCAAGACCCTCTTCGAAACGAAGTGGACCACGCTGACCTGGCAAAGCTGGGCTTAACGTACGGTCGTACACGGTACCTGGCTTCTCAGGGAACTGAGGTGCAGGTGCAATGATTTCTGACATAGGGAGATTCTCCTTAATTAAGGTTTGAGGTTCCTCATTTAAATTGTGCCCTGTATTGGGGCAAATGTCAGACTAAACTCGGATTACCTATAAAATGGGCTTGAACTTACTTCAGCCTCAACCATGGTCATGTCAATAGTTAATGAACAGGCAATTGCTAAAGAATCTGCGTAATCGTCGTGAGCGTGGGCTTCGTCTGGAGCAGCAGCCATAAAGTTAGGACCTTTGAACTTTGTCTCTAGGTCTGTCATCTGTTGATAGAAACGCTTCCACGTGCGTAAGCGGCGAGTTTTAGCGTGGCTAGGGAACGCAACCATACGGCGGTCAATAAGGGCTTTAAGGTGCTTCCAGCGCTTTGACTGCTCGGTAGGGCTACTGGTTAGCGAAATGACCTCTGCACGCGGTAGGAGCAGTTTTAGACGCTGTGCAACGGCATCTCCGACACCATTAGCGTCAACCCCTACCATAAAGACATTGTAGTTGGCTAAGAAGTTAACAATTTGGAAGTACTGGTCTTCCCAATCATCGCCTTGAATTTCCATCCAGTTCATTACACGATGGTCGTAGTAACCAAACTCATCAGGGCGGTCCCAGTCAACCCAAACAACTGTAACAACCGTAGAGTCCATCTTACGAGCAGGGTCAATACCAACCACAACAGGCGTACGGTGATAAGACTTAACAGTTTCCATACTGGTATCACCAAGTTCGTCCATAACCGTAGAGGTAATAAACATACCTTTTTCAAGCATCCACTTGCAGTTATACGACATCTGGAACTCATCAGAGTCTTCACCAATACGGAGCATTTCTTTACGAACGAATTTGTCATAGCGAGGGTTTACTTTAGATACATCTCTCCAGTCCCACTGGAAATGGTTTTGACGCTTACCGCGAGAGGTCTGCCTACGCCTGTTTAACTGAATAGAGCGGTAGAAGTTGTTTTTGACGTTTGTCGGTGTCCCTGTTTTTACCATGGTACCTGAGTAATACGCCAACATAGGGGAGATAGATTTAGAGACAATAAAGTCATCTGCACCCTGACACTCATCAATAACAATGAGGTGGAAGGACTTAGACTCAATCTTGGCTCGCGGGTTTGCGGTCATCATCATAAGACTGCTACCAGAGTTTTTTAAGATAATCTGACGAGAAACACCTGGAACTTTACCTAGTGAGTCATCAATCTCAGGGTCACCTAGAATCTCACGGGCTTGCTCAGAACTAAGGCGGTTTACAGTTCTACCAAATAGGGTTTCTACCTGACCTTCAACAGGAGCAAACATACCAATCCAAATGCCGTTTACATACTGCCCTAAAAGGTCTGGGTACATCTTGGCAAGGCGGGGAAGAAGCACCATAAGCGTGGCTACAGTATTAGCAATAGTCTCTGATTTACCTGACTGACGGGCGGCTAGAGCCGTAATTTCTTCACCGTCGTTAATAAGCACTGATTCCATAATACGGCGTGCAAGCGGTACTTGGTAAGGGTGAAGCGCGTGCCCAACAAGGGTCTCCATAAAGAGCATCATCTTGTCTATTAGTTTATTTACAAACTCTTTAGAAAGTTCATCAACCTCATCTTCCTCAGGCTCTTCAGGCAAAAGGTCGTCAGAGAGGTCGTCTTCGCTCTCAGCGTAAAATTGATGTTCACTCATGTGTTTTCCAAACTAAATAAAACGGTTATTTACATAGTACAACAATAAAGAAAGACCCTAGCGTTAAAACAAGTAAAACTGCTAGGGTCTATCACGCCACCTTAGGAGAGGAAAGAAGTTAGGCAATACAACTATACCACAGTTCTGCGGTGCAGTTCTGATACCAAAGCGTTTATAGCCTCTGCGCCAACCAACATGTTCTCTAACTCAAGCGGTTCATTAGACCTTTGGTAGTTAGATATAGACCGATTAGTTTCTGACATGGCTTGGTCAAGCCACATAGTTAAATCTGCGGTAGCAATCTTAGAGACCCTGTTGGCTAGTTTTTCAGGAAATGGTTTTACCCAAGGCTCTGTTTTCTTTTTAAACATTAGTCCCACTCCAGTAGTTCGTCTAAGGGCACGTCTAGTTTACGCCCCCAAATAGCCGCAGTTAGTGCGTCATCTTCGTCTTGTTCTGGACCCCACCAACCAATAACAAGGGCGGGTTTTGTAAACGGTAGTCTAAGTACTAAACAACTGCCTTTACGAAATGGTTCTTCAATTTCATTTGTCCAGCCTTTTTCCACCACAGGTAGGGGCTTACGGTGTGGGTACTTTAAGGCTGTTACGTATAGTGGTCCGATATTTAACATTAGTAGTTTGGTACCTGTCCTAGCGCTTCTTGAGATGATTGTTTCTCAACTATTCTAGCATCTTCTCCACGACCCTTTTTAATGCGCCCCATAAGGTCTTGGTAACTGACTTTTCTACGAGTCTGCTTCCACTCCTGGTCCCCATTTGCAGGACCTTTATTAACCCAGTTATCTAAGCCAGATTCTTTTAGGTAAATACCTTTAGAAAATGAATAGTAGAACTCCTGCCATACTGACGGAGGTACGTCGTAGTAATTAAACAACGTTCCATCACGGAACTCTACTGTCATAATAAAGTTTTTGTCATCATACCCAGCCTTTAAAGTCCTAGGCTCATCAGGGTTAGAAGTAGAGGTCTGAGCAAGGATTAGATTAGCGGTTTTTTCCCCTTCTTCATCGCCACCTGACGCATACTCTTCAGGAGTTTTGTAGGGGGAATCAAACGTTGAGTCATCCATCAAGTCTCTTAACTCTTGTGGGTCGGGAACCATTACTCATCACACTCGTGTAATTCAGTTTCGTCTTCACGAACTCTAGCGTGGCAATCATAGCAACGAAGCCACATAGGAGGCTCAAAGTTATTCTGCGCGGTAGCGCCCATTTCAAAGTTAGAGCCGTCTTCGGCGTACGCCTGCTCGTAGTTGTATATAACTTCAGGTTGTCTAAATAACTCGGCAGGAAACGGACCTTTAGGTCTAGTAACTTGACTAGGCACGGCATGCCCCTGATAGGCGGCTACTGTCTGAATGATGTGCATAATTATAGAATAACAAAAAGGGGGGCTACTGCCCCCCTCAATGCTAACAATTACTTCTTTGAGCCTACGCCGTAAGCAGAGTTCTTAGGATTAGCGCCAATAGCAAGCGGTCCTAGAATAGCAATTAAAGCGGCTTTAAGTAAATCTGACGGGGTTGTGTAACCTGCAACGTATGCTGTGGCTACTGCAACAAGTGCTGCGTAAGCGTACTGCTCAGCGATTGCAACTAGTTTCTTTTTAGTAAGGGTACTCATTTTTCTCCAATTATCGATTGTTGTTGTCAATGTGGTTATCAAAACGTTCTTGCAGTTTGTCCATGTTCTTCTCAATGCGATTAACCGCATCGCGCATGCTAGACCCGCCGTTAGGAACGTATTGGGATTCCACCTTTTTAATTCTATCATCAATTTGGTCTAGTTTTTCCAGCCTGGACGTAAGCCTATTAATATACTTAAACCCAGCAAAAATAAGTGCTGCAATTTCAAGGGAAGTTAGGATTAATTGCGTCCAAGAACTAGCGTTAGATAGCATACTCTAAACCTTATACATAGTAACAATAGGTACTATTCTATTAAACAGGAAGTTATGATATATGTCCCGCTAAATTTGTGTTTTGTCACAGATGTGATATAGGATTACAGTAAGAACTTAGGAGAGTAAATGTTTTTACCAATTAGTCGTGACTCGTATCTACCGTGCACAAAGGTAGACCCAGAGGTGTTTTTTCCAGAACTACCTGACAAGCCAGTATCAAAAATAACTAACAAGGACAAAGCAGAGTACCAAGAAAAAATTAATAACGCTCTTGCTGTCTGTAATACTTGTGAGTTTACTACTGAGTGTTTAAAGTACGCGTTAGAAAATAAATTGCAGGGCGTATGGGGGGCAACTACTGATGAAGACCGCAAACGCATTAAGCATCAGTTGAATTTGCAAAAACGCCGTGAAAAGCAAAAGAGCGCCCCGTAGGGCGCTCTTTCGTTTGTAGTCTTAGATACCGTAGTTGCGAGTGAACCCAACAACGGTAGCCGTTGTAGCGCCAGCCGCTGGGGACTGAGCAGATACAACAGTGTTCTTTGGACGGAATGTAAGTGCAGTAGCGCCAACAGTTCCTGTGCACCCTGTTGCTCCAACAATGAAGCTAACTGTGCTTGGTACAGAAGAAACAATTGCATCGCCAATGTTCAACGTTGTGTTTGAACTTCCGCTTAGGTAAACAGTGTCGCCAACAGCCAAGTTGTGGACGGTACCTGAAGTAACCTGAAGGGTTGACGTAGTTGTAGCAACTGTAGTAGCCGTAATATCGGTTGAGAACTGAACGTTACCAGGTGTCTGACCTGCAGCGCGAATCTTTTGGATAGCGTTTGTAGTTGTCAACCCGACTAGGTTAGGCGTTGTGTAACTTGAGGTTAGGTCAGGGTAACCGCGCTCTGAGTTTGCAACGCGGTCATGGTTATCCAATGATGGGTCCAAGTTACCTGATGGGTAAGCGTAAGTTCCAGCCCAACCCTTGTCACCAGCAACAATAGCAGTTCCTGTAAAGGCGCCACTATTCTTAACAGCCTGACCAGCAGCAGTTACAGTGGTAACTGTAGTATTAGCAACTGCAAAAGCATTTGCAGATAAACCAGCAGAAATAACTGCAGCGTTTACTATGTTGTAGCCTGCTGGAGCCATGCCAGTAATGGTTACCTTGTCACCAGACGCTAAGCCATGTGCTGAATCGGTGTAGTAAAGAACGTTAGTTCCGTCACCAACAACGCCAGTTCCTGCTGTTCCAGAAACCTTAATAATCTTAAAGGATGGGACTTTTACAGAGAAGGTTTTTGCATCAACAGATGTTGCAACACCAGAAATGTTGTAATTAGGGTTGCTTGCACCCGTGATTGTGATGTTCTCACCTGAAGTTAAGCCGTGTGCTTGCTGAGTTACATACTGGTTGCTAGTTGAAGCCGAGAACGTAATAACAGCGGCAGAGGCTACTGTGTTAGCGTTAACTGCTGGATTAATTGTTACAGTGCCTGTACCAATTGCTGTAATAACTGCGCCTGTAGCAAGACCTGTTGAAACAGTTGCACTAACGCCCATACCAACAGCAAGACCTGAAGTAGATGTAATTGAAAGGGATGTAGCAGCAGCAGCAGCAGTAGCAGTCGTTGTTGAGGTTGAACCTGCGTAAGCAACAGCGCCTACAGCAGATGAGATTACCTTAACTCCGTTAAGCGCTGACTGAGAAACAATGGCTCCGTTAGCGTATGAAGTTACAGCATCAGTTACACTACTGTTGAATACAACTGTAGTCGCGGTTGTGGAAGCAATAAAAGTCTCAAGGTTGTATGCGTCTGAGTTGTAAGAACCTGACTTAATACCTTGAATTGATACGCGCTGACCCGCAACAAGTCCGTGACCTGAAGCGACCGTGTATGTAACTTGACTACCGTTAGATGAAACGCCTGTAATAGCAACGTTTGCTGCACGGTCATCGTTTGGCTGAATTGGGAATCCGTTACCCCATTCACGAGCAACAACAACGTTAGTTTGTGCGTTGGTAGGCAACCAGGTATGACCATACGGTGAGTTTGAAACAAGTGCCTGCTGTACAACAGTACCTGCAACAGCAGATGAAGCAGTAGCAACTACGGCTGGAATGTTAACAGTAAATACTGTTGAACTAGTCACAGAAGCAACAACGGCTGGAGTTGCGTTACCTGTTGCTGAATCTGGGTTGTAGTTAAGCCAAGCGTTTGAGAAGCCGCTGGTAACGACTGGCTGACCGACTTTAAGATTGTGGGCAGAAGCTGTGGTGTAAGTAATTACAGCTGCTGTTGTGTTATTTGTAGCGGTAGCAGCCAGTGATTGTACTGGGTCTGTTACTGGGGGGGTGCTCACTGTATATGAGCCTGTATCGCGTGCCATAAGATTTTTTCCTTCCTTAGGCATGGGGGGTTAATAACTAGTTATTTAAGTGCTATTTATGAGAAAAACGATGCCTCGTACAATCTCTAGCGTTATTAGTCTACCTAATTCTTGGTTAGGCAACTGCCTAAACTATTTAATTTTGGGTCGGGCTACTGCGTAAAGATGTCACTTAGCTTTTTTGTTTGGTTTTCCTGTTTTGCTAGGCTTCTTAACAGCAAACTTTTTATTAGCCGCGGCTACTGTCTTCTGTCCGTGCTTATTTTTTGGTTGACCACAACCACATGTTGCACACATATTATTTACCCTTCTTGGTATGCGGATTTGCTTTATGCCACTTTTTGGTAGCGGCAACGCCAGCCTTAACCGTTTTGGCTCCAGCTTTTTTGGTTACGTTTATTTTATCGTACTTTCCGTTCTGTTTAGCCGAACCAACATGGTCAACAATGACACTGCCTTTATCGTCTTTATAGACACGGTGAACTTTACCTGAAACCTTAAGGATTGCAGGAGTATCTTTCTTTTTTTCTTCTTTTTTAGCCATTACTTTTTCTTCTTCTTTTTAGCCGCGTTCATGTTGTCTACCAGATTAGGGTAAGGACGTCCAGCAGCCTTAGCAGCCGCTTTAGCGGAAGACTTTTTCTTTGGACTTAACTTTTTGTCCTTTTTAGATGGGTCTGGGGTATCCCAAACTTCTTTTCTAGCCATTACCATTTCACCTTGTTTGCCCAGTAAGCCGCAGACATTTTGCCCTTAGCAATGTTTTTAGCGTGACGTGCTTTAAATGAAGCATTACGGTCTGAACCATCTGGAGAGCCCTTTACGCCCTGCTGACCAAACCTAATAGTCTTAACTTGGTCACCCTCTTTAGCCACAACAATGTGAGACTTTTTTGGGTGGTCTGGAGTTGCTTTAGGTTTATTAAAGCCAGATACGCCAGCACGCTCTAAGCGTGGGTCCTTCTTTGATGTTTTCTTTTTATTTTCCATAATTTACTCATTCCATGGCATGTAATCTTTAACACCTGGCACTTCGTCAGGAGCAACTGATACGCCTGTATCTTGACCATTAACTCTTGAAAAGTAATCTTTTCTAGATTGCCTGTCTGTCATACCCTCTTTTGGCAGTCCCCTGTCGGAGTACCACTCTTCTTTAGCGACAAATTTTGACGCTATTTTTTTGTCTTTATACTCTGCCTGTTCTTTTGGATTTGGGTTAGTCTTCAGTTTATACGCAACTTTTTTACGGTAGTCTTTGTCTCTCCAAGGTTTAGGTGTGCGGATAGGCTTCACGACTGGTGCTCTCCGTTCACACCCATACCTGGGCTACTGTATGAAAAAATACTTGGTTGTTCAGTTTTGCTAGTAGGCATTTTTCGTAAACCAAATCTTGCATCTTTAATTTGTACAGGTACGGCTACTGCGTTAGAAAAAGTATCGTTGCGGTTCATTTATCCCACCTATTCCATTGTACAAGATTAGTAGGTATGCCTCTTACGCCACCAGTTACTTTAGTAATGGCGTCACGAAAATCTCTAGGGTTAGCCTTAGCCCGATTCTGTAAATAGCGGGCTACTGCCTGCTGTTCCAGGTCTGACTTTGGTTGGAGATTATTCTTTTTTGGCATCAGCCATCTCCTTTAAAAGAAAGTTTTACTCGCGTCTTCACGAAGTTGAACGCGTTGCGCTCTTTCGGGGGAGCCTTCAGGAAAGTCTTCGATACCTGGGTCCCAACCGCCACTCCAGTTTCTTTGTGCAGGTGGTGGGTTCAACTCATCTAATTCATTTCCACGTGTAGGTTTTGCTCTCCCAAGACCCCATCTACCTGGTTTAGCAGCAGGCGTTGCGGGGGCACTGAAATCGTCAAAAGGATTGCTTGTTCCAAAATCGTCAGTCTGCAAAGGCTGGGCTGTAAAATCACCAAGTTCAGGTAAATTATCCTGGCTAGATGCGCTACTTTTACGGTCATCCCTCTTTTGTTTGGCTTTTTTTGCGCCTTTTTTAACCATATCGGCAGTAATTGTAGCCGCGGCGCCGCCACCTCTAAGCGCCGCTTTGGCAGCGCCTTTAGCAGCCGATTTAGCAAGAGCTTTAGCGTAGGGAGACAACTCGTCAATTACTTCTTTAACACTAAAGCGCTCAGGGTCACCCTGCGGACTCATGTCCATGCCTTCAGCGCGATTAGTCGGCTTCTTTTCTTTAACGTCTTTTTCTTCAGAGTCCTCTTCATTTTTTGCTTTTTTCTTTTTTGGGTGAGGCTTAGTCAACTCTTGACCCATACGAGTAAATATAAAAGGGTTTGCGCCCTTTTGCTGGTTAGAGTTAACCGCTCTACCAATACCTTCTAAATCCATTACATGACTCCTAAATTAAATATATATTTATTTTAGCCTATTAATCGGCATTTAAATGCTTATCTTCACAATCTCTAGCGAGCGCTGGAACTACGTAATGCTTACCGCACCAGTCACACTTCCAGAGGTCAGCTTTCAATTATTACTTTTTCTTCTTTGGGGTGGCTTTCTTACCAGCACGGCGTTTATTCTCTTTGGCTACGTTCTTAGAGTGACTCATAGCCTGTAGGTTTGACTGACCGTCGTGACCTTTACGACCACCGTTATCTTTGTGGTCTACGTCAGTATTCTTAGACAACTTGCCATGCTTATCCTCATAATCAACGCGAGCCTTGTTACTGGATGTGGTTTCCCACTTGCCGTTTACTTTCTTCTTATACACATAAATAGGACGTCCGCCATTTTGTTCAGACCCTTTATACGGACCAAATTTTTTAACTTCTGACATTGTTATCCTACTAACGGTATATTACCCTGGGTTACCCCAGAGAATTGTTTAGATACACTTGGGTTACGAATTGACTGTAAGTTTACGTTACCTCCAACTACGCCGTCCGCAGAGGCTGACGGGGCTGCTGGGGCTGCCTGTGCCGAGGGTGATGGGGTTGGTTTAGGTTCCGCACCAGGTTTTGGGGATGGGGTTACAGGAGTTTTAGCGTCACTATCAGGAGTGTACACTCCAAGATTATCTAAGTCATAAAATTTATTCTCAGAGCGGTTGTAGCCCCTTGCATTTTTGACTCCGTATTCTCCACCTTTATACGCGGAATCAAACTGGTAACCCTTAAACGCACTTGCTAAGGGTACACTAACACCGTTTAGAGTAGCCTCTAAGTCTAGGTGAGCGCCAGTAGTTTGCCCCGTAGCACCAACTTGTCCTAAGACATACCCTTGAGGAACGATTTGTCCGCGTTTAACTTTTCCAAAATTAGATAAATGGTTAAATGATAAAGTGGCTCCCCCAGGGTACTGCACAACTACTTGATTACCCCAAGCGCCCGCGTTTTTATTAACACCAATAACTTTTCCACCCAAAGGTGCTTTAATTTCAGAACCCATTGAGGCAGCAAAATCTGTTCCTAAATTTGTTCCAGACTGATACTTTATGTTTTTATTTGATGGAGTGTTACCAAACCCTTGAGACACGGTAGCGCCCTCTACAGGGTACCCAAATACAGGTGGTTTAGGCGTTGGCGTAGGTTTTGGTGTTCCGATTGGTTTCGGAACACCAAAGCGTTGCGTAGGTTTTGGATTTTTTGTACCCATTAGTAAAGCCTAGGAATCTCAGCCTCTTGGGCGCCGTACGAAGCGCCAGTAGCACTATTGATAGCATGAGGACGCTTACCCTTTTCTTTTGGCTTTTCCGCTGGCTTTTCCGCTGGCTTTTCTGCAGGGGCGGCTGCTGTTGCTGGGGCTACTGCTGGCGCTTTTGCTTTTGCTGGGTTTACTGCTGGGGCTACCGCAGGAGCCTCATAAGGAGCATCGGCTTGTTGTTTCATTACCTTTGCTACTCCGTCTGGAATATCTTTAGCGGCAGTATCATCAGCAAAACGAATTATTGTTACCCCAGTCTCAGGGTTATAAGTTCTTGTTGCGCCCGTAGCCGCCTCAAAACTTCTGCTAATACCAGACGTTTGACGTAAAGCGTTTGCACTCAAGTCTGTAGCGGCGTGAGCGGCTCCAGTACCAGTAAGTGCTTGGGTAGCAAGCATAACTTTTGCTGTGTTTTTAGCAATGTTTTGACCTACAGCAGAACGTGCGCCTGTTGTCATTCCTGCGGCAATACCGTCCACTGCTGCTTTTTCTAAACCAGCTTTAATACCCGCACCTGCGGTTTTTAGAGGTTTTCCCAATCCAGGAATAAGTCCAGCAACTTCTAACCCACGTCCAAACGACTCTAGTGGCTTACCAGGAACAACTATACCTAAACTTGATTTAGTACCTTTATCAGGGTTTAGATTTTGGCGACCACCAACAAAACTTACTCCCCCATCGTAATTTTCTCTTAATTTAGCGCCTTGAACATTAGGTGCGTTAGTGTCAAATAAAGCGTTAGAGGCATTTGCCCCAATGTTAACAATGCTGGAACCAATGTCAGAAGCAAAGTTAGCCAAACGAGTGCCTACAGTAGTTATAGGGTCTTGTTGAAATCTATTAGCAGTGTTCTCTATTGATTTTAGTGCCCCTTTACCCACTGCCTTAGCAATATCATAACCCATGTTAACGTTTCTTACGGTATTATTTAAATCTGCTGCTCGTTTTTTATCAATAGCTGCTCGTTTTGGCGCGTCATCGAAGTACTGTTTAGTTTCTGCCTGAGTTTTTTTAATTGAACGTGCTGAAGCACTGTTAGGGTTATTTTTTGCATAGGCTGCTACGGCTCGCCACGCGTCGCCGATAGCCTCAGGACTAGCATTGTCATTGTTAGAAAGGTCCATTGCATACTGGTACGGGTCTTTATCCGTCGTATCCGTTTTATCCGTTTTATCTGTTTTCTTGTGTGTCATTGCCTGTCCTTTTCAGAATTCCTGTAGATGTAGCACCTACGCTATAACGTTGGTAAGATGGGCGCGGTCCCGAAAACATACCAGCATTTACATTTCTAAATTGTATATTGGTATTACGGGGAAATAAGGCGTTACCCATTGTATTTTTAGCGGTCTTGACCTAGGTAATTACCAAGTCTTGCTTCGTCAATGTCCTCATCAAGAGTAGGGCTCTCGTCGCCCCCATAGTGACCAAATGTTCTGCTTGCTTCACGCTGAACGGCTTTGTCAAACGCGCTACGGTCATCAACAAAGTTTTTATCCCAAGGGTCAGTAACTCCGCAGTGATTGCAGTCTGCCTGTGAACCTAGTGCGTCAGGGCGATGTGTGCCACTCGCATGTTCATGTGATTGATTACGTCTAGCCATTGTAACTCCTTGGGTATTTTTCTTTTCTAGTATACGCCTTTTTGCTCTTCATTGGACCTGAAGCGCTACTTTTTCTTAGGTCTAGTCTTGCTTGAAGTTGTTCGGGTGACGCCTTGAATTGTTCCTTCTTAGGCTTCATTATGCCTTTGCCCTCACTGGCATATCTGGAGTTTCAGTTTTGAACTGCTTTCCTACTAAATGATGTTTTTTAGTAATTAACACAGGTGAGCGACGTCGTACCGTGGTCTCGTTTTCATTACTATCTTCGTCAGGCTCTTCAATTTGATAAGCGGACGCGTACCTTTGACCCTCATCAGAGTTGTAGTCAATTAAATGACGTTTATGTACCATAGCCTCTACTACAACACCCTCATCTACAGGACGTTTCCCAGGACCCCCATAATCACGGTTTGTAGCAAAGTTTTTAGCAACTTCAAAGTCTGGAGTCCAATGTATGCCAACACTGTCATGTACACCTGGATAGTCAGGGTCGTCTAATCCCCTACCTGTGCTAACATCTTCAGGCTTTGCATTAGCCAATCCCCTGTAGAGTTTTACGTAGTTGTCTTTAGGCATTAGACTTCTTCCTTAGACGTAGCGGGGTCAGCAGTCTCTGAATAATGATTACCTAGCGCCCTAGCCGCTCTATCATTTCGAAACGCGCCTACGGCAGTACTTACACCGAATGACTGTATCAGTTTGTTCATGTGCAGTTGGTGGAGTTCATCTACGGTCATCGATGCCTCTTTACTACTCTAAAGCCTTTTTTGCTGACTACAGCTTCTTCATTATCTGGATGCACTTGCTCATCGCCCGTCCCCTCTACAAGGTAAACGTTTTTACCATGTTCGGCGGCGTATTCTGAGTCAGGAGTAGCAAAAGCCCAACCATATCCTTCTGCACCGTCTTTTGAAGTACCTTGAGGTGTTACCATGTCTTCAGGCTCTAAATCAGCATCAGTACCGTGGTATAAAAATTGTGGTCCTCTATCCATTATTCGAAGAACTCCACTCTGCGGGGACGGCGACCGCCTACTGACTTAGCCCAGGCGTCGCCTTGGTCACTTCTATCGCTAGAGTGTTTAGGTTTTGGAACTTTACCTTGTTCTGCTAGACCTTGTGCATGCTCCCACATAGCAGTGGCTACGCCTTTTCTCCTGTGTTCTGGCTCTACTTGTATAGATTGTACTTTACCAGAGTGGTCACAAAACAAGTTTCCTACTGATTCGCCACTTTCGGTGTGAGTAGCCTGAATACGGTAACCACCTGGTTTGGGCTTTCCAGGTATGCTTACTCTTGGCACGTCAGCATAAGTATATTCTTCATCCATTAGTAATCAGGAATCTCCATCTCTGGTACTTTGCCACCTACAGCACGAGCCCAGGCGTCACCTTCTTCTGAGCGTAGTTCAGAGTGCTCAGGTGGTTTTAGTTTAAGTTTCTTAGCGTGCTCATACATACCCGTAGCAACGCCTTTTCTTCTATGCTCTTCGTTTACGTGAACGTCTTGAATTTCACCCTCTGGATGCCAAATAAGATGCCCTACTTTACCCTCTTCTGGGTGGTGGGCTTCAACAGAGTTCCATTCACCTAAACCACTACTATCAGAAATAGGGTTATTTACATAGGTGTACGGGAACTGTTTACCTCTATCCATTAACGCAAATCCTCCCTTGGCGGCATAGTTCCACCAAATGCTTTAGCCCAAGCTTCCCCATCATCGCTTCGCGCCTCACTATGGCTAAGGTTAATACCTAGTTCTTGTTCGGCTCTTTTAGCCATAGCAGTTGCTACACCTTTTCGTTGATGGTCAGGCATAACCGAAACACTACCAATTTGACCTTTTGGAATGTCTGGGTCGCCACTTTCCGCTAATGCCGTTAATAGTCCAAGTTCCCCATGTTTTGGATGAACAGCAGAAACGTGCAACCAAGTATGACCCCTTCTATTAGGTCCTACAGGTTTGACATCATAAGATAACTCGTCTGGAAATTGTCTACCTCTTTCAGCAGGCATGCCAAATTCCTAAACTATTCGTGGGGAGTGCTTAATAGCCCTGACGTTCGCGGCGGTAATAATTATCAGCATCGCGCCAATCCTGATGAACCTGACGGTCCATATGCTGACCACTGCAGTCACCACAACGGCGACCTGAATTACCTTCAGGATGGGTAGAAGTCTCTATGTCAGCCGCAACTAACTCACCAGCATTGTTGTAATGCTTCTTGTTACCCCACTCATCGCCAATACCAAAATCAATAGACCCCGTGTCAATACCAGTAGTGCAATCAGTACAGGTGTTAGATGCGTCAGCACCACGAGCACCCTCAGCAGCGTTTTCTCTTCTAGACATAATGACTCCTTAAATCTTTACTATTATCTCTTAAAACTCTGACGACTTCTCGCCCAACTCAGTGCAATACTCCACATAAGCATCCCCCAACAACTCAATCAATTTTGGATACTTCCGCGCATGCTTCACCTCAAAATGCTTCTTCCAGCCCACAGCATCCCCAAACACCGAAGCACAACCCGCATTATAATCATAAAAAGCAACCCTAGCGAACAAGCCAACCGAGTCATCCCTATCCTGCTGACCGAACAACCACACCGTAAACATACCACCAATGTTACATAGGCTACTGTCATCAAACCCGCCAAACCCTATCAAAATTTTAGGCTACTGCCAGCCCCCTCAAACCCATACCAGTCCGTAACGCCTGCCGCGGTCGGGCGTGTCGGGGCGCTTAAGGGGTGGGGGGGTGCTTTGGCGCGTAGAGCCCAATTATAACAAAATCGTTATAAAGAATTATGTTTAAGATACCCCTTAAGGGGGATAACCATACTAAGGCAATAACGCCGATAAGTTAGGGGAGACCTAATGAGAGCAACAACTCAAGAGACAGTAGCCCGCGACAGCGTGCTAGAACTACTAGACGGACTAAACGGCGCTATGTTCTACGCCGTGTACACCACGCGGGGCACGGGTGAATTGCGTAGCGGGCTCTACACCACCAACTCACGCAAGTATGACCGTACGGGCAAGGGGCTAGCGTACGACCCACGCGGGCTAGACGCGGACGGCAACCCGCGCAACCTAATTCAAGTATGCGACCTACACGCCTCACGCCGTCGCAAAGCGGGCGTGTTGAACTCAAGCGGTAAAGCGGTTGCAGATGACCGTATGCTACCTCTAGAGGGTATCCAAATTATCCGCACCAACGGAATTACCTACACGGTAACCAACTAACCAACAGGGGGCGGGGCAACCCGCCCCC